TTTCAGATGGTCCGTTTACAAAGAAGTTTACAGTACCAATTTGATTAATAACATTTGTCCCTAAATTTGTTGCCAATCCACCACCAACTCGATATTGAATGAATAGTGTTGAGTTAGGAGTTAACGCAGACCCTAATGAGAAATTGTTTGAATATCTTTGTAAATCAATTGTTGCACCAACTGTTGTAAATTGGTCTAATGAATCTTGAGCGGTATTTGTACCACCACCAAATGTCATTTTTTTAAATCCTTCTGGGGTATATTCCGTTATAAATCTATTAGATGTTTGGATATACTTTCCAACCTTAATACCCGGTTGGTCTGATACTTTTGTTGGGTCTTCGATGAATACTCGGTCTTCCGCAAGTGCGTCAACCTCATACCATTTATTAGATGCCCCTAAAAATTCCGCAGTAGATGGAACATTGGTATATTCGGTACCACTTTTCAGTAATACACTTGTAATACCTAACACATTTTTTTCAGGTAAGAATAATTCAAAGAATGGTTTAACATCATTTGGAGTAATAACTCTTTTGAATACTTTGGTAATACCATTAACAACTAATTCTCTTTTAGTGATTGTATAGTTAATTAAGACATTATTGGCATTGAAGTTAGGTATTTTTAATCTATTAGGGAATCCTTGTGCATTATATGGTGAAGTAAAATCAACATCATAAATGTTTTCAAACACAATACCCGCACCAACTACTTGAGACCCTCTTGTTAACACCCCTAAATATCTTTCATCTTCTTTGTCCCCAAACGCAGGAACCGTTATTGAAAAATCAACCAAAGACACCGATGGTCTTTGTCCCGGTAATTTTAAACCATAAGTTCTTGCGATATTATAGATAGACGACCTTTGTTGAGCATATTGTAAAACGGTCTCTTGAATACTTCTATCTATATGGTAGTGTAAGTTATCCGCAACCGCAGCGTTCAAGTCTAAGAACACAGAGAACACAGAAGCGTCGTTGAAGTCCTGTATTAATTCAGGGTAGTAAGTTCTTACATAGTTTAATAACTCAGTTCTTATTCCCTGATAATCTCTTGTAGTATATGATATATTACGATTTGCCATACAATATTAAATATTAATGATAACGAAATCACTCGGTCCGAAAGTACTCTTATCGGTTGAGTAATCTATTTTTATTTTTGCGGTATATTCTGAAGTCCCTTTACCCGGAAACCGATAAACAGATGACTCACTACTTCCCACCGTTGCGGTGCCCATAGCCAAATCAACTTCTTCTTGAGGGTCAGCCGGTGATATAGTAATTTGATTTAATAATAAATTCGGCATAAATGTACCAACAGCTTCCCTAATATCAGATTCAATTGCGTCAAAAGTTAACCCATCAAATGGTTCAAATAAAAACTCATAAAGTCTTGTCCCAAATGTTGGTAAATAATATCTTGAACCTTTTCGAGTCAAAAGTAAGTGAATTAAATCCGCCTTAATTTCTTGTGATTCTAATTCTGTAAGTTGTAGATAGTCACCTCTTACCGAATCCCTAAAAGGAAAATTAATACCATATGTTGTTCCGTTTGCCATATCTATAATTATAGTGTTATGATTATTTCTTATAAATACCTAAAAATAAAAAATCCCGACATTGCCGGGATTAATATAATTATCGGTAATTTTATTATGAACCACATCCAAAACATTCAAATTCTGAATCTGTTGGTTTTACTGTAGGTTCAACAAGATTCACTTTTGGTTTCTCTTGTTTAACTGTTGATTGATTAACTTTCGAAATATCCACCGCTAAGTGTTTTGCTCCGGTTGATATTGCTTTAGTCCTAACATAATAACAAAGAGTTTTTAATCCTTTACCCCATGAATGGAAGTGTGATGATGAAATTTTTGATAATGTTGGTTCTGACATATAGATATTCATTGATTGTGATTGGTCAATAAATGGTGCTCTGTCAGCCGCCATATCAATAAGTTCTCTTTGAGATATTTCCCAAATTGTTTTGTATTTTGGAATTAAATGTTCAATTCTTTTAACTTTCTTGTTGTAATTTTTGTCTTCTTGGTCAAGATAATTATTAAAGTTAATGTTTTGAACCGAACCTTCATTCATAATGATTTCATTTTTCAAATCTTCAGACCAAATACCAATTTTTTCAAAATCATTAATTAAGTATTTGTTAACAATTAAGATTTCCCCTCCAACCACACGACGATTAAATAAAGCCGAGTGAGCCGGTTCTGTCATTTCAAATGAACCTGTAATCTTAGCTGAAGACGCAACTGGCATCTGAGCCGTGAATAACGAGTTACAAACCCCGTGGTTGGACACTTCTAATTTAAGTGAATCCCAATCCCACATTCTACCTAATCCTTCATAATCTAATCCCCACATATCAAATTGAAAAATTCCTTTTGACATTGGTGAACCATTAAAAAATTCGTATGGTTTGTATTCACCTGATTTACATAATTCCATACTCTCGGTGATTGCCGCGAAGTAGATAGTTTCAAAGATTTGTTTATTAAGTTTTTTTGCCTCTTCAGTTGTGAAGATATAATCCATTAAAAAGAATACGTCAGCAAGACCTTGTGTTCCAATAGCAATTGCTCTTTGTTCTAAACCACCTTTTCTACCTTGTTCAGTTGAGTAACTATTAATATCAACAACTTTGTTAAGTGCTCTCACAACTTTTCTAACTTCACTGTAAAGTAATTTAAAATCAAACTCACCTTTAATGATAAAGTTTTTTAATACCATTGATGATAATGTACAGATTGCTGTGGTGTTCTCATCAGTATATTGGTAAATCTCATTACATAAGTTAGATTGTTTAATAACCCCAATGTTTTGATGATTTGTTTTTCTATTAGCGCTATCCTTAGAACATAAATAAGGAACTCCCGTTTCAACTTGAGATTCAATAATTTTGTTCCAAATTGTTTGAGCTTTAACTTTCTTACCTAAACCAAGTTCAACGGCTTTGTTATAATTCGATTCATACTCATCACCATAAGTTTCTTGTAATGGTTTAATTCCCGCCTTTTTAATATCATTAGGACAGAACAAATACCAATCATCGTTGTTCTTAACCGCATTCATAAAGTTGTCCGGTAACCAAATTGAAGTAAATAAATCTTTTGCTCTCAACTCTTCGGCCCCCGTATTCTTTTTGATTTCAAGTAAGTCAATAATGTCTTTATGCCAAGGTTCAATGTAGATAGCAGCACTACCCGGTCTTCTTCCTTGTTGATTAAAGAACCTTAATCCTTCATTAACAATTTTTAAGTATTTTAGTAAACCACCAGCAAATCCACCTGATGAATTAATACGACTCTCTTTACTACGAATGTTTGACATACATAATCCAATACCCGCAGCATCAGATGAATAAGTTGAAATATCATTGAATGTTTGTAATAAACCTTCTCTTGAATCCCCGTTATTGTATTTCAATACACAAGATGCTAATTGAGGTGTCTTAGTTCCCGCATTAATCATAATTGGTGTTGCAGGAGAAATAAGTTGATTTGACAATGATTGGTAATACTCAACCGCTTGTTCAAATGATTTAGTAACCCATAGAGCAACTCTCATATACATATGTTGAGGTCTTTCAATTACTTTACCTTCAGGATTTTTTAACAAATACATTTCTTGTAATGATTTCCACGCAAAATAATCAAAATTGTAATCATTCTCGTGGTTTATTACAGAATCAATATTTTCAGGACCATAAAGTTCAATAGTTTCCATTAACTTATCATTAATGATACCATCAACGTGTAAGGTGTGCATTGTGTTACAAAAACTTTCGTCAGTTTCTTTATGATACGCTGAAATAGCAACAGATGACGCTAGTCTTGAATAATCGTGATGACTACCTGTATAAGACGCAGCGATTTCGTATACTAATTTATCTAACTCTTTAGTTGTAATAAACCCTTCAGTTGGTACTGAAGTAATTACTTTAATAAAAATCTCGTCTGAATTAACATTTAACCCTTTGGCCGCTCGTTTAACTCTATTGTAAATTTTTTGAGGGTTAAATGAAACTTCATCTCCCCCTCTTTTTTTAATCTTTAATGACATCATATGTTTTTAATTAGAACTCATCTGTGAATGTTAACGACTCACCTAATTTAGCTTTTTGGTACTCCATAGTTCTTGATTCAAAAAAGTTACCTTTTGTTTCAACAGCAATTTGTTCCATAAATTTAAATGGTTGGTCAACATTAAAATGTTTTTTACAACCAAATTTAACCAATAACCCATCAGTTACAAATTCCAAATATTGTTTCATCAAATTTGAATTCATACCGATTAAAGATACAGGTAAAGACTCTGTAATAAACTCTTTTTCAATCTCTAATGCAGATAATAATATTTCTTTAATTCTTTTCTCACTTGGTTTGTTTTCAACATGATTATTAATCAAATGAATAGCAAAATCACAATGTAAGTTCTCATCTTTAAAGATTAATGAGTTAGCATTACATAATCCTTGCATAATTCCTCTTGATTTCATCCAAAAGATTGAACAGAATGAACCTGAGAAGAATATACCTTCAACTGCCGCGAATGCAACTAATCTTTCTTGGAATGAAGCATTCTCAATCCAATCAAGAGCCCATTTAGCTTTCTTTTGAACTGCCGGTAATCGGTCAATTGCGTGGAAACATTCGTCTTTTTCTTTATCATCAGACACATAAGTGTCAATTAATAATGAATACATTAACGAGTGGATGTTCTCCATCATAATTTGGAATCCGTAAAAGAACTTCGCTTCAGCGTACTGAACCTCTTTTAAGAAATTCTCGGCTAAGTTCTCATTTACAATACCATCAGACGCAGCAAAAAACGCCAATATATTTTTAAGGAAGTATCTCTCATTATCAGATAGATTTTCCCAATCTCTAATATCGTTAGATAAATCCACTTCTTCCGCGGTCCAAAACGCCGCTTGATGTTGTTTATAAAATTCCCATATATCATTATGTTCGATAGGGAATATGACAAATCTGTCATTATTTGGTTCTAAAATTTTTTCCTTCATGTTTTAAATTAAATTTGTTGTTGACTCTGTTCTCTTTGTTTTCTTTTTTCTAATAGTTCTTTAACCCTATCTCTTTTTCTATCTTCTTGTTGTTCCTCGAATCCTAAGAATGTTACTGAACTTTCAGTATCAATCTCAAGTAATTCATTATTGAATTTACAATTCTCAAAAACAACCCCATCCTGACCTAAACGACTTTTAGTAATCGCAATAGTTGCAAGACCCATTTCTTTTTGTTGTAATGTTTTAGCCACGGAAATAATTACGTGACCAAC